GAGGCCATGTCGGTGAATGCGTTTTTGAGGTTGGCAATCTCTTGGCTGAGCGTTTGCGCCGCTGGGGCTGTGCCGTACAGCTCGGTCAAGCCTTTGGTCAAAGCGGGGAAGATGTCTTCAGCGGCTACCTTGCCTGACTCCACCAGCTTGATCAGGTCGGTGGTGGTGACACCCAGGCCGGAGGCTGCGGCTTGCAGTGCGCCGGGCAATGCCTCGCCCAACTGCCCGCGCAGCTCTTCCATGCTGACCACGCCTTTGCTGGCCATTTGGCTCAGTGCCAGCAGGGCGTTTTGCGTTTCCGCGCTTGACTTGCCCGCCTTGGCCATCGATACCGTGACGGCCTCGAACACGTCGGCGGCCATTTTGCCCTCGACTGCCGTGCCCTTGGTTGACGCGGCCAGCCCCAGGAATGCTTGGCCAGCATCCACCACATCGACACCAGCGGCCCCGGCCATGCGCCGCACAAAGTCCATTTGAGCGGCGGCCTCTTTGGCATCGCCCGATACAGCTTTGAACCCTGCTGCCAGTTGCTCCACCTGTGCAGCCGCCTGGATGAATTGCTGAACACTGAACCCGGCGGCCATTGTGGCGGCGAGCTGGCCCAGGGCTTGCGATGCAACGCCGGATGAATCGCCCACGCCTTTGATGCTGTCTTTGGCCTTGTCTGCCTGGGGCTTGGTTTTGGATAGCGCGGTGGTTGCGCTGTCCACACCTGTGGCGGCAGCGGTGGCGGCTTTGCCGGTCTGGGTAAAGTGGTTGCCAACACCGACAAGGGCGTTATCTAGCGGTTCAACCTTCTTTGACGCATCGGCTGCGGACTTTCCGACCTCATCAATCCCGATGGATGCCTTGTCTGCCTGCGCCCCTGCATCAATCGCTTCTTTGCCAAGGCCATCAATTGCACCAGTCAAACCGATAACGTCCTCTTTTCCGTCAACTGACGCTGTAACCTTGATTTCAACAGGTGCGACCATGATTAAATTCCTTGCTCGTATTCAAAAAAGAAAAGGGCGGCAGCCAATAAATGACAGCCGCCCTTGTTCGGGTTGCAGCGGGTTAGGCTGACTGCGAGGCCATTTCGATTTTCATGTACTTGCTCAAACCTGAGCCTGTCACGGTGGCATCGGCCAACAAATCGGCGCTCATTTCAAGCTGCCCGAAGTCATCGGCAATCCAATCCAGTGATGCGGCTGGGCTGAACTTCAGGCGGTGAACGGTCACAATCACGGGCTTTCCGCTGCGTGCTTCGTTCAAGCCGCTGAAAATCAGGGTGTACTCTTCATTTGATGTGGTCAGGGCTTGCACCACATCGCCAGCCAGGGCGGTGTAGCTCACTGTGATGTCATCATTTGCCAGCAGGTCAGCGGGGGCAGCTGCGATCCATAAGCCAGCTCCATTGATCTCCCAGTTTCCAGCGGATGCAATGACGGTTGCGCCTTTTTTCACGGTCACGGTGGCAGTTACATCGGGCACCTTTGCCAGGCGGATCAGGCTGCCAAGCAGAATGTCTGCATGGGCCTCATCGGTCACGGTTGCGGATGCCACGGCTGACGTGGTGCCACGGGTAGCCAGGGCCAGGTTTTCGGGTGAAAGGTTGCTGACAGACATGGACGCTGTGACGGATTGAATCGTGGTCACTGAATCCAATAGGCCACCACCCGTGCGGGTGTAGTCCTTCAGCTCCTTTTTTTCCTCTGCAATGCCGAACTGAAGCGCAGAACAGTTGCCGATAGGCACCATCTTTGCACCGGCTGTGCCGCGCTTTTGGATGAATACTTCACCCTTGCCGATATATGAGACTTGCGTTTGCATTGACATGATTTGTCCTTAGTTTGCAGAAGTTAACACGGCCCCAACCTCAAACGAGACAGGGGCATAAACGAACCCAGCCGCTGCCACTGGTGCGGATGCACCGACCAGCGACACGCTGTCAGTCTGTGCGCCTGGTAGAGTTGCGCCCATAAGGCGGCGCGTAACGGTTTCGGCAAGAGCCAGGGCGCTAGTGCGTGCTGTTACGTTGCCGCCCTGCTGGGCTGCGCTGCGCATGCACACGGCCACGTCAAACAGGTGGGACACCTTGGCCTGGTCGTTTGATGTGGCCGTCTTTTTGACGTTGAAACCCTTGTACAGAATCTGCACAGAAGGGGCGAACTGGCTTTTATCCTGAATGTCTGCCACATCGTCAACGGTCATCACGCGCACACCGGCAGGCACCGCAGCCGTTATCATTGCAATCAATGCCGTCTCCATCGCTGGCCAGCTCATAATGCGGCCTCCACGATGTAATCGGCAATGATTTCCTGAGCGGCTTTTGACCACGCATCGGGCAGAATCACGGCATTACCCAGAATCGGCATGAATGGGCGGGATGGAACATTGCCCCACGGAATTGGCCCGTTTCGCTTTGTCTTGCCATATGTGCCCTGCTTCACTCCGAACTGATGCGTATTGGCATACTTGACGTTTGTGGCACCGATAGTGACCGCCTGCCCGCCATCCGCAGCCTTTGGGGCAATGGATGCCATGAGCCTGCCTGTATCGCGCAACGGTTCACCGCCTGCCCGCCTGCCCTTGTTCTTTGCCTGTGTGACCGCAGACAGTTTGTCCCATTCAACGCCCCAGGGTGATTTACCGTCGCTGAAGGTTTGCCGTATGAGTTCGGAAAACTCCACGCCAATATCCTGCATTGGAATGCTGAGGTCGTTGGTGCGCTTTGCCAAATCTGACAAGGCGGCCATGACAGCGGCATCTTTAACGGCAAGGCTCACAAAGGCCATTATGGGCGCACCACAAGGTCAGGTTGATAACGGGCATCAAACGATGCGCCATAGGACATCGTCCGCACGCTGGCGGCTATGCCACTTGATGTGCTAGGCGTTGTCATCACGGCCCCTGTGCTGTCGGTCAATACCGCTTTGCCAGACGACACGTCGCGCAGCCAGCGCAGCGCGTCCTCAAACCGTGTCCGCACCTCGTCGGGGGCTTGGTTATCCCAGAGCGAGTAACGGGCGATGTCAAGGACTGCGCTTTTTAGGGCGCTGCCCACACTGGCAACAGGTGTGCTGTACCGCGCTGCAATGTAGCCATCAGCCACAGCGCAAGCCGAAGCAATGGCGCTATCAATTCGGCCCGTGGCAGCGTCCAAGTCCATAGCCTCGGACGCGCCAAACGCCAGATCAAACGCAGCGCGGTCTGCGTACATCATGATGCCGTCAGTTTAACCAACACGCCGGGACGCATGCACATTGGCAGCACGTTTGCCTGGGTGTGGATGTCATAGCCACGGTCGAATCGGGCAGGCAGCACTTTGGCGTAGTAAACCTGGCCCAATGTGCCAACCGCTTCGTTGAAGTCAGCAGGCGCGGCTAATGTGGCGAATGTCTGCGATGTTCCTTCGGGGAATGCGTGGCCTTCACCGCTGGCAATGAATCTCACAGCGGTGCCAGCGGAGCCAGTAGCCACGCCGCGATATTCCTCGAACGTCAGGCCACCAAAGGTAAAGCCGCCGCGCATGTCGTCACCCAGTCGCTGAGAGGCTTCCTGATAGTTGGCGTAAGCCTTCTCGACGTTGGCATGCTTGGTCAGAGCGTCGAAGAACTCGCCGGAAACCAGCACGCGGATACCGTTGGAGAAGTCACCCTTGAGGTTGTCTTCGATGTGGCGTTTAACCTCCAAGCATTTTGCCCGAACGTCTGTGCCAGCAGTGGACAGTGCAAAGTTCACCGTCTTCTGCGTGATGCCGAATTCGGTGTACAAGTTGTAGATCGTGGTCGAACCGTCAGCATCCAGAATGATGCCCTTCAGTGCGCCCATGCGCAGGTGCTCCAAGGTAATGTCATGCTTGGCGCGGGTGGTTTGCAGCTTGGTTGACAGCAGCGCGGCCAAAGATGCGCGGGCATCGCCACCAAAAGCGCGGATGCCGTCAACCTCGGCGGGCGTTGCATGGTCATCTTGGGTCAGCTTGGGCACGCGGAAGGTGCGAACCACGCGCTTACCAACTTTGCCCACATTGCCGGGTGATCCAACCAAATCGGTCGGGATCATCACCAGCGAGCCGTTCTGCTCTTCGATGGCAACGTCACGGGAGGTAGTTCCGCGCACGGGCATCAGGCCCAAAGCCTGCAACCGGCCATAGGTATTTGGGACGATGTTGATAGCGGCTGCAATCTCAGTCTGGGTAAATGCGTTTGCAAGGGTCAGCATGTTGTTTGCTCCTTATCAGTATGCAGCGCGGGACACGATGCCCAGGGCTGTCAGTTGTGCGGTGGCTGCGGTTTTTTGCCCGCCTGTAGCGCCGGACGGCCAAACCAGAAAATCAGCGGCCACGACGGCAGGGCCACGGGCGAGGATGATTGTCTTGGTATCGGCAGAGCTGGCATCGGTGCTGGCAAGCAACACAGCGCATGCGGCCTCGCTGCCGTCGGATGCAGCAGGTGCCACTGCTGTGTATTTGCCGCTGGCTGTGATCTTGCCCAGCACTGCGCCCACGGCCAAGTTCTGGCCAGAG